TTGATTTTGCACTACTTCTTGTGTCTTGCCGAGGAGTCGGGCACGACTCATAAGCATTAGTTTCTCCGCTTCATACTTTGTACAGAACGGATGGATACGTTTTGGTGGCATACCTGCGTTCCAAGTAGACACCATATGTAGTGGGTTGCCACACCAAGGGTTTCCGCAGACTCTAGTCACGAACATCGAGCCGACATCACCCCATGCAGCCTGGTAAATAGCCTTATGTACATTTACACGTTCTGATTTTTGTTTGCTGTATATCGCCCGGTAAGACGGCATGTAAATACGCTGCGGACCTTTTGAACCAGGTAAGTCGATTTCCCAGCAGTCATTTATATCAGATACCCCAATTCGCTTCCAAAGTTTTTCATATTTAACTTTGTATTCAGGATCCATGTAATTGATATCAAATCCACAAATGTTGGACTTGATCTTCAAGACGCAGTGGTAACACCAATGCTGTGCCCTGTCCCGGATCGTATGCCCATGAGGACAAACGAATCCCCTGTAGTAACCATGTTCTCGTAATTCTTGGTCGCTGAGAAGATGAATGTCCCGGACGTAGCGGAACTGAGCTTCGCTCACGATGTTTGCCATGTCAGCCCCAGGGGTCCAGGTAGTGTCGTTGTGGTCTCATTCTGTGGCTGACTAGCAGCCGCAGGCGGTTGTCTTTTTCAGTATTGAGGATGTCGTGGACAACTGCATGGTTGTCTGGACACTCTCCAGTGCGCAGGTAGTAAACAATCCGGTGCGCCAGATACTCTTCATTGTCCAGAGGGACAATGTAATACCCGTTGATTTTGTTGCGGCGAGTAACAAAACGGTTTTTTCTAACCCAACGCAAGCCGCTTGGATGTTCGTCCGTCAGCTCTAAACGTTCCTGAATGATCCATAGAGGAGGCATTTCGCGGTAAACGCGTGACACAGAAAACCGGAATGAAAGAGATTTTTTCTATATCTAATATAAACGCCATTTTGAGGATTTTGTCGTTGTTCATTCCGGTTTTTACTAAGTCTCATGAGAAACGGAATGGACATAGACACTTTGCCCAAAGTGGCGTCTGCGTTATCTATAAAAGAAAATACGTTCATTCCGGGTTTTTGTGCACCGCAAGGTTCTTGGTTTGGTCTCAACCTAAGACTTATAGGCCATAAAAAAGCCTCCCGCTGGGGACGGAAGGCTCGGATGGGTCTGCGCTCGGCCTTAGCTTACCTCAGCCAGCTTCTTTTTCGTGCGTTTTGTTTTTTTCTTTTTCCTCTTCGATACCGTTTCCAGTTCCACGCCGTGATCGACCTCCTGTAGGACATCCTCAAAAATCCCACCAAATTGCGACGCGACTGTCTCCCACGCAA